CGAGGGCTGAGGTGTCCAGGATGAATGGTAGTACAAGTTGGACTTGACCCAACCCGATAGTGACCGTGTGGCGTGACGGGTTGATGCTGTGGCGGATGGATTCGACAACCACGTTCTGTGTCACGGTTGCAGGTGTACCAACCGAGAATGTTTTGGAAACCTCAAGGATGTCACCAATCTCAAGTCCTGCCATCGTTTGCTGTTGTGCTGTAGTCAACGCATTCAACAACACATTCATCTCCGAGAACCTGACCACAGGTTCCTGAAATCGTGTCAACAACGACAACGCCAAGGCTGACCCAGCAGCATCCGTATCCAACGGAACCCCAGTCAACGACAATGCCTTGATCCCATACTCAGCCTGCGACGCAGTACCAGACGCAACACTCGAAGCCGTGCCACCATCAATCTGCACGGCCACACGATTCAACACCGTTTCAGCCCCATACACATTTGACAAAGACTGAATCGGCACACCAGCCGTACCACCAAACGAAGCCACAGCCGTACCAAACGACACAGCAATCCGAGCATCAAAATTGAGATTCCCAGAACGATCAACAAACAAACGCCCACCCTCAGCCGTCGCCACATCCTGCAACGCCGTCAACACATTCGTCGCATCCTCATACGCAACCGTTCCACACGTCGCAATCCCAGTCTCAATACTTCTGGTCGCAGTTGAGAACGCCACCTCTGGTCGATCCAAGATCGCTGACACACGCGCAGAGGTGAGTTGTGAAGATGGGTTGAATGCGGTCAGCACAGTTTCACCAAGTTGCCCAAGCCCATCAGTAGCAACAATCGTTGCAGTGGACAGGTTCGGTTCCTCATAGTCCATGTTCAAGTCGTACACGAATCCTGTGAACATTGCTGTGGTTCCGGCTGTACCGCCGTACACCTGGAACTTGCGACGTGGTGCGATACCAACAGTGCCACCTGAATACCATTCTGATGCTGTGTTCAGTGGATCAAAGTATCGTTCAGCTGCTCGATCATCGGCAACGATGGTGCAACTAGACGAAGGGAATGTGTCAAGTTGTGTTGAACGGCCACGATTGATATTGATGTTTGTCACATACTCGGTGACATCCACAAAGTCTGTTGACCCATCCAACACATCAGTGCCATCCAACAGGCTTGAATCCAATGTGAACGCATCAGCCAAGAAGCCGACATCCAACAACACCTTGTATGTTGAACCCCACTTGGTTGCCTTAGCCATTAGAACGAAATCCCTCGAAGGGCATTCCCACCATTCTTGCGAGCGAACTCAGTCAACAAATCTGAAATCTCTAACGCCAAAGTATTTTTGTCTGTGATCAGACCAGCGTTCACATTGACAACAATCTTGATGCCATTCGGGTTGTACCCAGTTGAGTTGCCAGTCACAGTGTCCGCAATGGTATCGACAATGCCAGCCATCGGATTGTTTGCCACAACCACTGGATACTTAGCTGCAACTTCACCAGCAAGCCTGATCGCCTCACGATACTTATCCAACGCCTCAGTCTCACGCTCAATCGCCTCAGCCACAGCATCAGTCGCATCAGCCTGCTTCTCCTTCGCATCAGTCAACGCATCCGACAACTCCGTGTAGATAGCAGAACCAACAGCAGCACCAAAGATCGTCTGATTCAACAACTTACTCGCATCATTCAAACTTGTAGTCGCCTCAGTCTGCTCATCAATAGCATCAGCACTTGACAACTTCGCCTCAGCCAACGCAATCTCAGCCTCACGAATCGCTTGAGGTGTTGACTCAGGATCAGCACGAACCTTCTTCAACGCCTCCTCGGCATCGGTAATCGCAAACAACGAACCCTCCACGTTGTACCCAGCACGTTCCAACCCACGCTGAGCCTGCGCCAACTCGAACGCAGCTTTCTTAGCTTGTGGTGAATCCGCACCATACCCTTTGACAGCCTGATCCAACGCAGTCTGCGCATCAGCCAAATTGGTATTCGCTTCAGTCAGCGATTTTCCAGCCTTCACTGAAGCCTTCTGCGCATTCGTGAACGACTTATGTGCAGAGTTGCTTGACTTCAACGCATCGGTATATTCCTTCAACTTCGTTACAGCATCCTTCAACTTCTTAGATGCCCCACCAGTAGCAGTATCCAGTTTCGTTGTCTCTGTAGTCACAGCCTTCACAGCCGGTGTCACAATCTTTGTTGTCGCAACAACATCACCAAATCGAGCGTTGACCTTACCCAAGTCAATGGCAGTCGCAGTCATCTGGGTACCAAGTTGTTGAGTGGCAACAGTAATTTTAGGTATGTTCGGGATCAAAGGAATCTTGTTGAACACATCAATCAAAGTATTGACAACAGATACTGCGATATTTGACAAAGCTGTTTTCATCTCATCAAACTTGCTGACAAACCACTGCACAGCACCAACAGCAATATCGCCCAAACCCTTCACAAACCCAACAAACAAATCAGGCAACGCAGCAACCAACGCCACCACAGCCCCACCCAAACCAGCAATCAACTGAAGGGCAATCGTGCCAGTCCACTTCACAAGAGAACCAGCAAGACGCAAACCCAGACCGAGCAAGGTTGGGATACCGTCAGACAAAGCCCATGCACCGATTGTGGCAAGCATGTCAACTAACTGTGCAGGCAACTGACGTGCAGCTTTGCCAACAAAACTAGCAAGCGTGTCACCCAATGCCTGGACTGCATCAAGCAGTTGTGGCAATCCTTTTGTGTAAATCCATTGGTAGCCAGCCATCAAGAACTTGGTGAGACTGTCAATGAACATTGGTATTCGAGGCTCAACCCAACCAGTCAAAGAAGTAGCAAGGTTGTTGATACCGGCATACAACATTGGCAGGCCGTCAGTACCAATCCATTCAACAGCCTTTGTGATCATCTCGCCTAGGGCATCAAGAACTTTTGGTGCTGCTTCTTTAAACCTTGTTGCGATGAAATCAAACCCACCAGCCAAGCCACCTTCTTGCAAGGCTGTACCAAAATCGCTGAATGCTGGGATCATTGTCTGATTGATAAATGAAACGGCACCCAAGAATGCTGGAATCATCACTGACCCAATCTGTGCAGTCACATCAGACAACTGTGCCTTGAGGATTCTTTGTTGGTTAGCCAAACCACCACTGGTTCGTTCAAAGTCGCCTTGAGCCAAGGTCGAGTCTTTAAGAATCAACGCATACGCTGCTTGAGTTTTAGCCGTGACACTCAATGCGCCTGTTCCAGAATATAGCCCCATGTTCCGAGCTTCTTCTTTCAATCGAACATCATTGATGGCAACACCATATTTTTTCAATGGTTCAGTTTCACCAGATAAACCAGAACGCAATGCCAGAATTGCATCATCAACAGTTGTGTTGTTGAATGAAGCCAAGTCAGCAGCCAACGCAACAAGAGTGGTACTCATTGTTGATGCTTCATCTTGACCCACACCGAATGCTTGGAATAAGTTTCCGTAAGTGCCAGAGGCTTCAAGAGCTGCTTGCCTAGTGATACCAAAAGAAACAGCAGCCGTATTCGCAAAATCTTGCACACTCTTAGCAGAATCACCAAATACCACATCAACTTTTGATTGTGATTCAGCCAGGTTGGATGCAGATTGAACTGCTTTATATGCAGCTGCGCTGACTGCTGTGAAGGCAACTGCTGCTGTGGCAGCCATCTGCTTGAACGACGGGATCAAGTCCTTGACCTTGGAACCGACACCAGTATTGATGTCATTGCCGAGTTTGCCTAGATCACTGCCAACACTTTTGATGCCCTTGGTGGCATTAGCAATGTCGGAAATGAACTTGACAACAAAGGTACGTTCGCCAGCCATGCGGCAATTCTAGATGACATCCTGACTGGCCAAGCGCACAGCTTCTCGGTACTCGGCAACCATCACACGGAAATCATCAGCCATTGCCTTCCACATTGCTTGACCCTCAAGATGCGCATATCGACTGGAAGGTTCAGCAGCATCCCACCAAGCATCATTCATCTCAACACGAACAGTGCGCTTGCGTCGAGGCTGAGCAGACTGACGTGGTGACGCAGGTGTTGGATTGATTACAGGTTCATAATCAAAGTTGGTATCAATGAATGCGCCTGATTGTTCGTGGAACTCAAACGGTTGATCTGGTGCATGTTGCGGAAGGTAGAAGATACGTGCAGCATCTTTTGTTGCAGGGTCACCTTGCAAGTTGATTTTTTCGTGCAGCTCCTGCCAGACCGCTCGCCAAAGTCCTGCCGGTACACGCTCAGCCAAAGGCAAAACTAAGTGATAGTGGGGATCATCCAGTCGATGTGAGTAGGTGGAGTAGGCAAGATACTCAAACCCGTCAAGGTTGGCGTTCGCAAACGATTCGCCGTCCATGTCAACGACCAACGCTTCAATGAACCTGATCGCAGTATTACCTCGAGTCCTACCTGGGTAGTACTCGACAGGTGACCACAACGCACCATCAGACTTGTTGGCATTCTCCTCATGGTGCATCAAGCGTTCTTTGAGGTCAACCCAATTCGTGGCGAACGGCTTCGGCTGAACAGACTTGACCGAATCAAAATAGACAACCATGAACGCCTCCCTATCTACAGGGTAGCGAAACCACAGCCAAAGTCAAGCACTATTTGTGGGGGAATCAGCCAGTTGATTCAAGACCTTCTGAATGGCATCCAAATAAGCGTCAGCAATATCTGCCTTATGTTTGCGCACAGTAGGCCAAAAGAAGTAACCAGAGCGTCCTCGATGCCTCAAGAATTGTCTAGTGGTAGGACGCGCCGCACCACCAAACTCGGCACCAAAGAACACGTCACCTCTAGTCACCTTTCGCTTGACCTTGCGTCCAGTGTCAGCGTTACGAGTAGAAGTGAACTTTCTAGAACGAGACTGAAATGCAGAGTTCTCATCCAACTTGATCGTAGGCACACGGTCACGTCGCGCCCTCATGCCCTTCATCACTTCCAAAGCCTGACGATTACGGGTCACCGAAGCCGCTTCAAACTTTGCTGCAACAACCAGCAGCTCTGCAACATCTTGTGCGGCGATGCGCAAGTATTGGTTGAATAGGGGGTTGGCTTTAGATTCTGCCCTCAGATATTCGGTGATCCCAAGTATCTGCACCGGTGCATCGTTCTGAATGTTTGAACGAAATGTTCCTGCACGACTGGTTCCTGCCATACACCAATACTACTTGCCTAGATGAATGGCTCTCCATCGAAGGTATGCCAACATTGTGAACAGCATTCGTGGTTCTTCTGCCAGCAAAACACTTGGAGCAATCCCTGTCTCGACGGACAGAAACGCAATTACCCAGTGGGCTGACTTATCTCCAAAGGGACAATCACTGCGTCTGCGCTGTCTCCCACTTCGAGTGCTTCAATCTCATCGCACCATGATTCAAAGTCCAACCCAGTTTTCTTCAACCGTTTCTCTGCATGCCATCCAAGGTATGCAAGATCAGTCAAGGTGAGTTCGTCTTCAAACTTGGCAACACTGCGATTGTATTTATTTTCAAACGCAATGAAGTCAGGGAACGCAGCAATGATTGTGCGTTGCTTGCTATCTAATGCACTAGTCAAACTGAGTGCTATTTTCATTCTCTACCTCCGCAGGTAAGGGATCGGATTATTTGAAACTACGCGCCAGTACCTGTCTTGGTGATTGCACCAGAGATTGGAAAACTGATTGACATTGTAGCCAAGTCACCGATAGCACCGTTGACTGGTGTGTGAGCGGTTGGCAGAACCGAGAAGGCGTACTGAGGATTCGTGGACGAAGCAGCAGCAGTGCCGTTCGGCTTCACTGTCATCGGTACAGCAGTACCGGCAGTGAACGCATCGAAGAACAACTTCTCAATCGTTGGGTAGTCCTGTTGCAATTCCATCGTGATTGAGTTGTCAATCAAGCCTTGGATGCGAGTCACAGCTGATGATCCCATCGATGTTGTGGCAACTTCCGCCGCACTGGATGACAATGTAATTGACGTTACATACGCGCTGATGTCGGTGTTTGCAGTGCCGTAGGTAACTGCGACGTTTGTGAGTACTTGCTTGGCCATGATGTCTGCTCCTGCCTATCGGCGTTTGAGTTGATGTCTGCTCGGCAGAGCCGATGCGATAACACTACACGCCACTAGTAACCGTTGGCAAGGGGTCAGGCGTACACCGTGACAACGAAGTCAATCGCCAGATACGTTGCATCATTCGCTTCAAGGGTAGAGATGTTGTTTGCAGACTCAACAATCAAGTCCTGCACCACCCCACCCAAAGTCCGATCCGACTCAATGGCCTGACGAATAGAAGTAGCACCCTTATATGAAAGATAGCCATCCAACAAAGTTTGTGCAGTGCGTTCAGCCGAACGACCAACCACAACACTTATCGTGAACTTGTGGGTAATCAAACCCCCACCCATAGCCCCGTTGTACTGGATTGAATCCAGCAACGGCCAAGCAAACGGGGTGTTCACATTGTCAGGCTGATAGGCGTAAGCGCGAAGACCTGACACGGTTGCCAGGTTCGCAGCCAAACCAGTTTTGATCTGGGAGACGGTAGTGGTTGAACTCATGCGAATAGACGCATGCGTCGGTACGGCTCGACGAGCTGTGCCACGTCAGGGTCAAGCGCACGGCTCACCCTGATTGCACCCATGTCACCGAATCCTGCGACACCCAACGGACTGTCATATCGTTTGAAGATTCTTGATGCCTGAATGATTGTTGCCTGAGTAATTGTTTCAGGGACATACGGCCAACCGAAGTTTGCTGTCACCTTCACCAACGCTTGCTCACCATAGTTGGCATTCACAGTTGGGAACAGGTAATCACCGATTGCACGAATCTTGTCATAAGCCCAAGTGATGCCATCAAGATCACCGTTCAACGGTTCCAACTGCCAATCGGTTGGAGTCCAAGTTGTATCAAAAACACCATCAGCATTCGTTGAAGTTTGCAAAGTGATTGCAGTTCCAGAGATGTCATCTATCGAACAGAAGAACGAATCCTCAGCCTGAAACACGCGAACAGTCGCAGACCCCACAGCCCAGAACTTGCGGTTGCAATAACCATCAATGAGACGTGATGCAGCACCGGCACAGTTGTCAATCAGTTCGTCATCAATCGTGTCAGCCGTACCGATTCGGAGGGCTGCTTTGATTTGATTCCTGTTCGCGTAACCATTGACGATTGCCATAGGATTCCAATTCTAGTTGATTGACGCTGCTCCACGATACGCAGTACCTTCCAAACTGTAGTTGATAAACGGATTCAACGAATAGACCTGACACCCGTACATCTCAAACAAGCGTTGCTTCAT